GCCTACCCGACTTTTACTTTCTCTTAGAGCTTGGGGAGCATCGTCCAAGGAAGACGCTAAAGCTAAGGCTAAAGCGATCTCTAAGAGGAATAAGAAATGAGAGCTAGGTCTGTCGGTGCAAATCTAACTGCTGCAACAGCTACTACGCTGTTCACAGTACCGACTGGCTATTATGCCAAATGCGTTCTCATTCATGCCGCTAACGCAACTGCCTCAAACAAACACATCACATTCTCTTGGTACGATGTAAGTTCTAGTACTAGTATTTACATCACATTTGAGTACACATTAAGTGCTAAATCAACATTAGCAACAATAGATGCAATGAAGTACATTGTGATGGAAGAGGGTGACTATTTAACAGCAACTTCAGAGTCTGGCTCTACAATTTCTGTGATTGCCACATTTGAGGTTGAAGGAGCGCAACGAACATGACATATCTAGAATTAGTCAATGATGTTCTCACAAGAATGCGTGAGACTACTGTTGCTACAGTATCAGAAACCACTTATTCCGCATTGATTGGCAAGTTTGTCAATGATGCAAAGCGTCAGATCGAAGATGCTTACACATGGAATTGCTTGTCACAAACAGTAACGATCACAACTACTGGTGGCACTCATTCTTATGCTTTGACTGGTGTTGGTCAGAAGTTCCGTGTGATGGATGCTTTGAACACAACTAGCAATGTTGTGATGGGTGATATTCCTTTTACGAGCATGAATCGTAAGCTGAACTTTGTGACTCCAGTTCAAGGAATTCCATCTGAATATTGCTTTAATGGCGTTGATTCCAGTGGCGACACAAAACTAGACCTGTATCCAATTCCTGATGGCGCTTACACAATCTTGTTTGATGTGATTGTTCCTCAAGCGGCATTAACTTCTGATAGCACGACAGTAAAAGTATTTGATTACTTGGTGACACAGAGTGCTTATGCTCGTGCCTTGGTTGAGCGTGGTGAAGATGGTGGAACAAATAGTTCAGAAGCTTATGCTCTTTACAAAGCAATGTTGAGTGATGCCATTTCGACAGAAAGCACTCGCTATCCTGAAGAATCAATGTTTGAGGCAGTCTAATGTCTGGAGTACTTCAAAGTAACAGCGTTTCAGCACCAGGCTTCTATGGTCTGAATACACAAGACTCTCCATTGGATTTGTCTTCTGGCTTTGCTTTGGTAGCAACCAATTGTGTGATTGACCAATATGGTCGCATTGGCGCTCGTAAAGGCTACACATTAGTCAACCCTTCATCTGGCACACTTGGTAACAATGATGTAACTGTTATCCATGAATTAGTACAGATTGATGGCACATTGACTGTACTGTTTGCTGGTAACAACAAGTTATTTAAGCTTGGAACAGCTAATGCTGTGACTGAGTTGACTTATGGTGGTGGCGGTACTGCTCCTACCATTACTGCTAGTAACTGGCATTGTGCTTCACTAAATGGTGTAACTTACTTCTTTCAAGCAGGACATGATCCTTTAATATTTGACCCTGCTGTAAGTACAACTACTTATAGACGAGTAAGTGAGCGTTCTGGCTATGTTGCTACAGTTCCAACTGCAAACATCTGCATAAGCGCTTTTGGTCGCTTATGGGCGGCTAGTACAAGCACAAATAAGACTACTGTTTACTTCTCTGACTTGATTGCAGGTCATGTGTGGTCTGGTGGCACTACTGGTTCATTAGATGTAACTCGTGTATGGCCAAATGGTGCTGATGAAATCATGGGTCTTGCGGCTCACAATGATTTTTTATTCATCTTTGGTAAACGACAGATTCTTGTTTATCAGGGTGCTACCACTCCTGCATCAATGGTTCTGAGCGATACAGTAGGCTCTATTGGTTGTATTGCTCGTGATTCAATTCAAAGCATTGGTACTGATGTAATCTTCTTGTCTGACTCAGGAGTTCGCTCTTTAATGAGGACAATTCAAGAGAAGTCTGCTCCATTGCGTGACTTGTCTAAGAATGTTCGCTCTGATCTGGTATCTGCTATTTCCGTAGAGACTTTAGACAACATCAAGTCTGTTTATTCAGAAAAGAATGCTTTTTATCTGTTAGTTCTACCTGCTTTGGGTATTGCTTATTGCTTCGATACTAAGACTCAATTGCCTGATGGCGCTGCTCGTGTGACGAGATGGGATTCGATGCAACCTAAGTCACTATATGCTTTGCGTAATGGTGATTTGTACATTGGCAAGACTGGTTACATTGGTAAGTATGGAAGTTATCTTGATAACACTAACAGTTATCGTCTTCAGTACTACACAAACCATGCAGACCTTGGAAATGTAGATCAAATATCAATTCTCAAGCGGATTAAAGTGATTGTTATTGGTGGCTCAGACCAGTATGTAACGATCAAGTGGGGATTTGATTTCTCTGCTAATTACTTATCAAACAATGCTTACATTCCTGAACAAGGAACGTATGAATATGGCATTGCTGAATATGGAATTTCTGAGTACTCTAATGGTGTTTTGATTAAGACCTTAGTTGTGAGTGCATCTGGCTCTGGTAAAGTAGTCCAGACTGGGTATGAAACGACAATCAATGGAACACAGTTGTCGATTCAGAAAATTGAACTTTTAGCCAAGAATGGCAAAATAGGATAAATCATGTCAAATTACACAAAAAGTACTAACTTTGCTACTAAAGATAACCTGCCAACAGGTGATCCTTTAAAGATTGTCAAGGGTACTGAGATTGACACTGAGTTCAATAACATTGCCACAGCTATTGCGACTAAGACAGATAATTCTGCTGCTGCAATTACTGGTGGTTCTATTACTGGTATTACTGATTTAGCGATTGCTGATGGCGGTACAGGAGCTTCTACGGCTACTGCTGCTATTAACAATCTCTTGCCTTCACAGACAAGCAATGCGAATAAATATCTTCAAACTGATGGAACGAATGTTTCTTGGGATGCTGTCAGTTTATCTACTTCTGATATTACTGGCACTTTACCTGTTGCAAATGGCGGTACAGGTCTATCAAGTTTAGGCACAGGAATTACTACATTCTTGGGTACACCTTCTAGTGCTAATTTGGCTGGTGCTGTTACTGATGAAACAGGTAGTGGTGCTTTAGTGTTTGCAAATAGTCCTACTTTGGTGACTCCTGCTCTTGGAACGCCATCTAGTGCTACTTTGACGAATGCTACTGGTTTGCCTTTGTCTACTGGTATTACAGGACTTGGTACTGGTGTAGCAACTGCTTTGGCTATCAATACACCTAATACAGGCGCTATTGTTGTTAATGGCGGTGCTTTAGGCACACCTTCTAGTGGTACTGTGACTAATCTTACAGGAACTGCAAATATCAATATCAATGGTCAAGTTGGCTCATCAACACCTAATAGCGGTGCATTTACAACTCTAAATGCCTCTAGCACTGTTACGCTTTCTGGTGGTACTGCAAATGGTATTGCTTATTTAAATGGCTCAAAAGTTTTAACAACTGGTTCTGCGTTGACATTCAATGGAGTTAACTTAACTTCTGATCGCTCTACATCTACAGCTTACTCAGGCACTACTCAATCCACATGGGCAAATGGTATTGTTTTAAACAACAATTCCACTCCTGCCACTGGAATATTTAACTCTATCTATTTCTCTAACAGCGCAAACATGATTAACGTGTTTGGTGTTGCTCAGAATGCAAGCGGTTATGGTGATTTTGTTTGGTCTGGATATGCTGGTACTTACACAGAATGGATGAAGTTATCAAGTACTGGATTGACCCTGACAAGCAATCCTACCCTTTCTGGAGGCACAGCCAACGGTGTAACCTATCTCAATGGTTCAAAGGTTCTGACAAGTGGCTCTGCGCTTACTTTTGATGGGACTAATTTAGGTGTTGGAACTTCAAGCCCACAGACTCGATTTGTTGTTTCAAATGGAAGCAACGAAAACATTGAATTTTTCTCTGGAAGTGTTGCTTTAAATGGCGGTGGTTTTGAGTACATCAATCGTACAACTGCAACTACTCGCCCTGACTTCAATTACTACCTTGGCATAAACGGAGCGCACAAGTTTTACATCAGCGGCTCAGAACAAATGCGCCTCACCTCAACAGGGTTGGGTATTGGGACGAGTTCGCCTTCATATAAGTTGGATGTAGCAGGAGCGGCAAGAAGTGATAGTTGGATTGGTCGTTCAAATACTTCTGCACCAACAGCAGATGCGTTTATTTATCGACCCACTGACAATACGATTGCTTTAGGCACTGCTAACACGGAGCGTTTACGCATCGACAGCGCAGGCAATCTAGGTCTTGGTGTTACACCGAGTGCGTGGAGTTCAAGTTACAAAGCGTTTCAAGTTGCTGGTCAAAACTTTACAGGCACGACCACTCAAGGCTTGCAGACACAAAATGCTTATTACGATGGAACAAGTTGGAAGTACATTGTTACTGCACCTGCAAACTATCTTGAGATTACTGGTGGTCAATACCGATGGAATGTAGCCCCATCAGGCACAGCAGGAAACGCTATCACCTTTACTCAGGCGATGAGTTTGTTGGCAAATGGGGCTTGGGTTTTGGGAGATACATCAGTTGTAGCGTCAGGTTTTGCTGGTGTTAAATTTAATGGTGCATCATTTAATGGACTTGGTTTAAATGATAGTTCAGCAACAACAGGTGCTGGATATATTTATTTCCAATCTGCTGGTACAACAATTGGAAGTATTACACGTGTTGGAGCAACATCTGCTGTTGCATACAACACATCCTCAGACTACCGACTGAAGAACACCATTGCTCCCATGACAGGCGCTTTGGCTAAAGTTGCTCAACTTAAACCAGTTACATACAAGTGGAACGCTGATGGCTCTGATGGCGAAGGTTTCATTGCTCACGAACTTGCTGAAGTTGTGCCTCAATGCGTGACTGGTCAAAAGGATGCTGTTGACGCTGAAGGCAATCCACAATATCAAGGCATTGACACATCATTCTTAGTGGCTACATTAACTGCCGCAATCCAAGAGCAACAAGCAATCATTGAAACACTCAAGGCACGACTTGATGCCGCTAATCTTTAAACTGAAAGGTAAATTATGACTACATCTTATAACTGGGTCGTGACCCAAACTGACTACGAAACCTCCAATGGTTTCATCACCACAGCCCATTGGACAGCATCAGCAGTAGATGGCGACTACACAGCCTCTATCTACTCAACAAGTTCATGGGCTTCTGGTAAACCAACAATCCCCTATGCACAAGTTACTATGGCTGAAGTGCTTAATTGGATTTGGGCTAATGGTGTTGACAAGCAAGCCACAGAAGATGCTTTGGCAGCTAACATTGCTTTGCAGAAGAATCCTGTTCAGGCA